TTATTAAAGGTATGGGTGGAAAAGTATGGTGTGTAAAACGAGGTCCTGATCCTTTGTGGTTTAGACAATATCAAGATATTGGGTTAGAGCCTACAGATGTACATCCTAGCGAATGGCGCTGGGCAAAAGCACAATTTGATTTTAATATATATAATGAAGGTACTATTGACGATCTTAAAAGTCAGGTACAAGGTCGCCTTGCTTCCACTTTGCGCCTTGCTTCTGCATAGTACGTTGACAGTTAGCACATATAGTTTTTAAATTACTACGCAGAGTATTATTTAAGTTACCATCAACATGATATACATTAAATTGCTCTGTATGTTCACTTTTGTAGTTACATTTCTCACAATAATTTAATTGCCTATAACCTGCTTTATACCATTTAGGAATGCCATGTCCTTTACCATTGTGTAAGCATGTTTCACACTGCTTACGATAATATACCTTATTGCCTTTTTTATAGTTTACAGCGGCAGGTCTTTTCTTACAATATTCGCATAATGGACGCATATTGTATTTACCTTCCCTTTTTACCCCCTTTTGTTTGGTGGTTTCTGTGTATATTTTTTGAAAATCGTATAAATACTTTTAACAGTTGTTATAACAGGAGAACTTAAATGGCTTTAATATCACCAGGTGTACAAGTTAGCGTAATAGACGAGAGTTTTTACACACCAGCAGAACCAGGTACAACGCCTATGATTTTTGTAGTGTCTAAACAAGACAAAGCAAACGCTTCAGGCACAGGTACAGCAAGAGGTACAACAAAGGCAAATGCCGGTGTACCATTTTTAATTACATCACAAAGAGATTTATCAGACACGTTCGGAGATCCACACTTCCAAACAGACGCAAGCAACAATCCAGTAAACGGCGGAGAACTTAACGAATACGGGTTACAAGCGGCTTACTCCTATTTGGGTGTTAGCAATAGAGCGTTTGTTGTAAGAGCAGACGTTGATCTTAACGAACTAAGTCCAAGTGCAAATGCACCAGCGGCAAATCCGGCAAACGGAACATACTGGTTTGACACAGCACTTACAAAATACGGAATATTCGAATGGAACGGAAACCCAATTACTGATACTGGTGGTCAGTCATTTACAAATAAAGTTCCACTTGTTATTACAAATAATACAAACCTAGTTGGCGGATCAAATACAGGTTTTCCAAAAGGATCAGTAGGTGCAGTAGGCGACTATGCAGTAGTTACAACAACTACTACTAATAAAGTATACTACAAAAACTCTTCAGGATCATGGGTAAAAGTAGGAACAGCTGATTGGGTCAAGAGTTGGCCAACTGTAGTAGGTACTAAAACTACTGCTCATCAATCAGGTGAAACTATTTCTATTAACGGCACAACTGTAACATCAAACAACACAACAATTTCAGCTTTTGCGGCAGTGATTAATGGCGCAGGTATAACAGGTGTAACTGCAAGTGTAGTTGATGGCAAACTAAATTTATTTGGTGACGGTACAAACACAGTTGACGGAACTACAGATGATGACGGTGCAATTAGATTAGCGGCAGGCGGATCAGGTACATTACTTGCAGACCTAGGACTAACAGCAGGTGACTATTATTCACCAGCATTCCAAATTGCTCCACACACAGCAGTTCCAGCGTTTAAAACAGCTGATACCAAATCAAGACCTACAGGTAGTGTTTGGTTTAAAATTACAGACGCTAACTTAGGTGTACAGATGAAAGTAAAAGCATTTAACAGTACTACTAAGTTATGGGAAGATAAGCCTGCGCCTGTTTATACTGATCACGCAACAGCATTATTTAATATGGATAAAGCAAGTGGCGGATTAGGACTAGCATTAGGACAACTTTACGTACAAGCACATACAACACAAGCAGAAAACGAAGAATTTGATTTTACAATTTTTGCAAGAAATAGTTCAACAGCAACTAAGATTGTATCAAGTGCAGTAGCAACACAGTTAAGCAGTCAATCATATGGCTTTACTATTGCAGAAAGTATTGTTGGACAAGCGGCTATGTCAACAGGACAAGCATTAAGCGTAACAGCAACAGGAGCGGCAAGTGACGCAGACTTAATTGCAGACGCAATTAACGCGGCAGGATTTGTAAATGTTGTTGCAAGTGTTGATGCAAGTAACAGAGTTGTTATTGAACATAACGATGGCGGAGAAATCCACATTAAAGATACTAATGGTGCTTTAGGCTTAATTGGCTTTACAGCATTTAATTACTCAACAAAAGCAGGTACTGCAAACTTATATGCGGCACCAACAGGTGATACAACTTACGATTTCCACGCTTCAAACTGGAAAATCCTAACACAAACTGCAAGTCCAAATGCTCCAACAGCATTAACAACTGATGGCGCACTATGGTACAACAGCATTGTTGATGAAGTTGATATCATGGTACACGATGGAAATACATGGAAAGGTTACCAAAACGTATATAGTAATGCTGATCCATTAGGACCAATTGTAAGTGCAACAGAACCAACTACACAACAAGACGGTTCATCAGCACTAGTTACAGGTGATATTTGGGTATCTACAGCAGACTTAGAAACTTATCCACAAGTACACAAATATAATTCAGACTTAGCAAAATGGATTGCACTAGATGAAGGCGATCAAACATCAGAAGATGGTATTTTGTTTGCTGATGCACGTTACGGTACAAGTGGTGGAACTGCTACAGTAGCACCAAGTGGAACTATTGCAGAACTATTAGTTAGTGATCACTTAGACACTGATGCACCAGATCCTGCACTATATCCAAAAGGAATGCTATTATGGAACTTACGTAGAAGTGGATTTAATGTTAAGAAATTTGTACGTAACCATGTAGACGTAACACAGAAAAATATTAGAATGGGCGATGTAAGTATGGCGGCATATTATCCACATAGATGGGTAACTGAGTCAGCTAACCAAGTTGATGGTTCAGGTAGCTTTGGTCGTAAAGCACAACGTAAAGTAATCATTCAAGCTCTACAAGCAATGGTTAACAGTAACCAAGATATTAGAGATGATGAATCAAGATTGTTTAACGTAATGGCATGTCCAGGTTATTCAGAACTAATTGGTGAAATGGTTGCACTAAACAATGATAGAGGCTTAACAGCATTTATCGTAGGTGACAGTCCGTTTAGACTTAAGAGTGATGGTACTACATTAAATAACTGGGGATCAAACGTTGCACTAGCTGTTGAAGATAACGACAACGGTGCTGTAACAAGAGATGAATATTTAGGTATGTTCTACCCTAGCTTGTTTACAAGTGATAATGCAGGTAACAATGTTGTTGTTCCAGCAAGTCACGGTATTCTAAGAACACTAGCATTGAGCGATCAAGTATCGTTTCCATGGTTTGCACCAGCAGGTACAAGACGTGGTGGAATTACAAATGCAAGTGCCGCAGGATTTGTTGATGGAGAAGGTGAATTTAAATCAATTGCACTGAACGAAGGTCAGCGTGATACACTTTATTCAAATAACATTAACCCAATTACATTCTTGACAGGAGCAGGACTTGTAAACTTTGGTCAAAAAACAAGAGCAAAGAATGCAAGTGCATTGGATAGAATTAACGTTGCAAGACTAGTAATTTACTTAAGATCACAACTTAAGAAACTTGCTAAGCCTTATATCTTTGAGCCAAATGATAAAATCACACGTGATGAAATCAAAGCACAAGCAGATAGTTTAATGCTTGAGCTAGTATCTCAAAGAGCATTATATGACTTCCTAGTTGTATGTGACGAGTCTAACAATACTCCAAGTAGAATTGATAGAAACGAGCTATATTTAGATATTGCTATTGAGCCAGTCAAAGCTGTTGAGTTTATCTACATTCCACTTAGACTTAAAAACACTGGCGAAATTAGTGGACTATAATATGATAAATAAAAGTAATAGGAGCAAATAATGGCAATTTCAACACTTTCAAAATTAACAGTACCTTTAGATAGTAACGCAAGTGCATCTAATCAGGGTTTGTTAATGCCCAAACTTCAGTATCGCTTTAGAGTGAGCTTAGAAAATTTTGGTGTATCAAGTCCGTCAACAGAGCTAACAAAACAAGTTATGGACGTAACAAGACCTAGCGTTAGTTTTGATCAAATGACGGTTGATATTTATAACTCCAGAGTTTATCTTGCTGGTAAGCATACTTGGGAACCAATTACAATTAACTTGCGTGAAGATGTTAGCAACAACGTACAGAAAATGGTTGGTGAACAACTTCAGAAACAGTTTGATTTCTTTGAGCAGTCAAGTGCGGCAAGTGGTGCAGACTATAAGTTTGTAACTAGAATTGAAATACTAGACGGTGGTAATGGAGCAAATGCGGCAACAGTATTAGAAACATTTGAATTATACGGTTGTTACTTAGAAGGAACTAACTATAACACATTAAACTATGCAACTTCAGAAGTTGTAACAGTAGCGTTAACAGTTAGATACGACAATGCAATCCAAACACCACAAGGAACAGGCCTAGGAACAGCAGTAGGAAGAACAATTAATACTGCAATTACAGGCGGTGGTTCTATCTAAGCAATTATAAATTAAATAAAAGGGCCTACGGGCCCTTTTTTTATGACTAAATTATCTACCCACATAATTTAATTGGCTAAATATTAGTATGGCGAGCTTTTTGAATGGATTTTTAGACAACGTAATATCAGGGGCACTGAACCCTAAAGGTAACCTTGCTGACTATCAACACGCGGCTAGACTTTATGTAGATGATAATCATAGACTTACTCCAAAAGTAAAGTTTCTATATCATGTAACATTTAACATAAATTCACAAGCGGCATCTGTTATACCTCAGCTAAGGGAAAAACATATGAACGAACTTAACATGCTTGTTAAGTCTGCTCAATTACCTGCATATAATATTCAGACAGATGTAAAACATCAATACAATCGAAAAAGAGTAGTACAAAAACGTATTGATTATCAACCTGTAAACATTACATTCCACGATGATAATTTTGGTGTTACAACTGCTATGTGGGAAGCATATTATAGATACTACTATAGAGACGGAAACTATGCCGCAGTGCAACCAGCAGGAGCACCAGAAACAGGTGCATCTATTGAAGCATATAACAGAGGTAGCCAATTTAGTGACAAGCAATTTAGATATGGTTTAGACAATGATAGCGGAATGCCTTTCTTTGATAGTATTACAATTTCACAGATGGCAAGAAAAAGTTATACATCCTTTACATTAATAAATCCTATTATATCAAATTGGCAACATGATACTATGGATAACAGCGTTAGTGATACTGTATCAAATACAATGACACTTGACTATGAAACAGTTCATTATAGCAGAGGAACTGTAGGCAAAGGTGGACCTAAAGGATTTGCTGAAGAGCATTATGATAAAACACCTAGTCCAAATTCATTATCTGGTGGAGGTGCTTCTAGTCTATTAGGAGTAGGAGGAGTACTTGCAGGTGGTATGGGTGTACTAGGAGATATTGCAAATAATGGTATAACATTTGGTACTGTTTTAAAAGCGGCTAATACAATTCAAAATGCAGGAAACCTAACACAAGGTGGAATTGGTGGAGAATTACTTGGTAGTGCAATTGATACAATTGGTAAAACAGCAGGCATTGATGTAAGTGGAGTAGCAGGTGTAATCACACCAACTGGAGGTGGCGGTGGTGGTCTTTCGACAATAGCAACTGCGGCCGCAGTAGTTGGAGGCGGAAAATTAGTAAATGATTTTATGAATAGCGGTGCTTTAACTTCACAGGCTAGCAGTGCAAGTGCCAATTCAACAAGTGGTCCTAGAGCACCAGCAGGAGAAGTAACATAATGGATAAAGTACAATTAAATTTACCTGTCAAAAAAGATAGTTCAAGTGCAAGTAAGGTAAAAAGATATTTTAATACCTTTTATCAAAAACAACTTGCATACCCGGCTAATGAGGTAGATGCTGTTATTGGTTTTTTAGAATCAAAAGGTTTTGATAGACCTGCGGCACAATCAACAGGTGCTATTTTAATGAAACAAGCAAAACTTGACGGTATTAAAGTTTTTGAATTATTAGATACATTAAAAAGTTTAGATAAATTACAACTAAGTTTTACTGTGGCTACTGTTTTAAACTTTAATAGACAAAAAGTTAGTACATTAGGATTCAGAGTTAAAAATACTGATACACCGTTAGAGTCAAGAAACATAATGGGGTAACCCATGGCACGTTTTGCACAAGGAAAGTTCGAACTTAAACATCCACAAAAATACGTAGGACGCAAAACACCAACATACCGTAGTAGTTGGGAGTTTGCCTTTATGAAATTTTGTGATGAAAATCCTGCTATACAAGCATGGGCAAGTGAAGCAGTAAAAATTCCTTATAGAAATCCGTTAACAGGTAAAGCAACTATATATGTGCCTGATTTTTTTATTCAATATAAAACTAAAAAAGGCAAAAATATGGTTGAACTTATAGAAGTCAAACCTGATAATCAAGTAACTATGGAAACTGCTGGAAAATCTAGACATAATCAAGCACATGTCGCACTAAATATGGCTAAGTGGGAAGCCGCTAGAGCATACTGTAAATCAAAAGGACTCAGTTTTAGAGTTGTTACAGAAAAGGATATGTTCCATCAAGGAAAACGATAAATAATAGTAGCAGTTAATGAGAGTATAAAATGACCAAAAAATTAGAAGAACTTCTTGATTTACCAGATAGTAAAGAAATTATCAAGCAAGATAAGAAACGTGATAAAAAAGAAGTTATAGAACAGCAAAACGAAACGCTTAGAGATATAGCAGAGTTTGACAAAATTGCGGCCGCACTACCAGCTGTAAAAGGTTTAGGAGAAATGGCTGATAAAGAACTTAACGATATTGCTGAAAAAGCATTAGATGCATATGATGATCTAATGGATTTGGGCATGAATGTAGAAAGTAGATACAGTGGCAGAGTATTTGAAGTAGCTGGTGGTATGCTTAAGACGTCTCTTGATGCTAAAGTGGCAAAAATGGACAAAAAACTTAAAATGATTGAGTTACAACTTAAAAAAGAGAAGATGGATAAAACTGGAAAACCAGACGATGAACTTGTGCAGGGCGAAGGTTATATAGTTACAGACCGTAATAGTCTACTCGAAAAACTCAAGAATATGGATAAATAATTTATAAGGACGAAAAACATGTTTGAAAAATACTTAGCAGAAGCGAAAAAAATATACGAATTTAACATTGGTGTTGCAGGCGAATGTCCGGAAGGATTTGCTGATCAGTTAGAAACATGCCTTAAGCGTTACAGTGTAGCGTCTATGAGTGCAGGTAAGAAAACTCCGATCCAAGAACGCCCGTTAGATTTCCCTCAACTTAGTAATTGTGAAGTTACATATTATGAAGTAGGACTAAATTATCCAACTACACCGCAAGTACTTGCAGAGTATATTGCACAATGTTGTGATTGTAGCAGAGATAACTTAATTGTACGTAATAAAAATGAACCACAAGAAATGTACCAAAACATAAAAGACGAAGGTCCTTATCAAACAAAATTAGAAACAGAAGACATGGGACAGTCTGATCCTAAAGCACAAGAGCAAGTTGGATCAAACCGTGTTATGTCATTACTAAAAGAACTTGAAACAGCTAGATCAGAAAGAGAATCTGATCCGTTACAAGATGTTAAGCCAGGTGATACTAAAGATATTACCGATAAAGAAAATACTGTATCACCAGTAGGGAGCAAATAATGAACATAAAAGACATGATTGCTAAAATGGATGCTATAGAAGCACCTAGCAAAAAACAAAAACTAGATGAAGCGGCTTCAATGAATATTTCTATGACAGCTGATGATGCTGGTCAAGTTGGTCAGCTTATGGCAATGATGCGTAATGCTGGAATGGAGCCACAAAAAGTAAGTGATATGCCACTAAGTCCAAGAATGGATATGGAAAAGCATATGAAAGCATTAGGAGCAATGGACGATGATCCAAAGATTCCAGGCAAAGATGATGTTCCAGGAGACCAAGATCTTAAAGCAGGTGCATTAAGCACTGGAGTAGGATCAGCAGTAGGATCAGGATTGACAGGCGGTCCAGTAGGTGGAGCATTAGGTGCACTAGCAGGCGGCGGCGGAGTAGGTGGCGCGGCAGGTTCAGCACTTGGTAATATTGCTGGTAACATGATAGCACCAGGAATTGGCGGAGTAGTTGGTTCAGCATTAGGTGGAGCAGTTGGTAAAAGCCTAAGTGACGATGAAGCAAAAGAAGGCGATTATTCAAACTCACCGGACGAAGATTATGCACCATACACTGATATGATCAAAGGTGGTGACGACATCAATAGACCAAAAAAATCTTATCCAAAAGTAGCAGGCGGAGATAATCCAATGGCACTAGCAAGTAAGATCAAAGAAGAACTTTCCGAGTTATACAAAGAATACAAAGGTTAAGTCATGCGTGATTTACTGGAGAAACTAGATAAAATTAGTACCCCAGTCAACGAAGCGGCTAGCGTTAGCATCAACATGAACGCAGAAACATGTGATGATGTTGGTGAACTTATGAAGTTAATGACTAACGCAGGACTTAAACCTAGCATTGTACAAACTGCAAAAATGGACGATCCAGAAAATCCAGGTAAAGATGATGTTGATGGGGACCAAGATCTAAATGCAGGAGTACTGGGGGGAGTAGGTGGCGCAGTAGCAGGACATATGCTAGGTGCACCTTTAGGACCTATTGGTAGTATGGCAGGCGGCATGCTTGGCGGCGCAATAGGCGATAAAATTACCGGCGACGGCTGGGTATAATAACTATAACAAATTAAAGTCACACTCACATAGGCACTACGGTGCCTATTTTTTTGGTTAAATAGTAGTATGAGTACTTCTTTAGATGGCGTATTAATTAAAAAAGCCAATAAAACTGAAACATTTACAGATGCACAATTAGAAGATTTAGCAAAGTGCATAGATCCTGAATCAGGATATTTACATTTTGCTAGAAAGTTTGCATACATTCAGCATCCTGTCAAAGGAAAATTGCTGTTTGAACCTTACGAATTCCAAGTACGTTTATTAAAAAGTTATCACGATCATAGATTTAATGTAAACATGTTACCTAGACAAACAGGTAAGACTACTACTGCCGCAATTTATTTGTGTTGGTATGCTATGTTCCATCCTGATCAAACTGTTCTTATTGCCGCTCACAAATATACTGGTGCTCAAGAAATTATGCAACGTATTCGTTATGTATATGAATCTTGTGAAGATCATATTAGAGCAGGTGTTACAAACTATAACAAAGGAAGTATGGAATTTGAAAATGGCTCACGTATTGTAAGTGCAACAACTACAGGCAATACAGGACGTGGTATGTCTATATCATTACTATACTGTGATGAGTTTGCGTTTGTTAATCCTAATATTGCAGAAGAATTTTGGACTTCTATATCTCCTACATTAGCAACAGGTGGTCGTGCAATTATAACAAGTACACCAAACTCAGATGAAGATACTTTTGCTGTAATTTGGAAAGAATCTCAGAACAAATACGATGCACATGGCAATGAACAAGAAGTAGGACAAAACGGCTTTCATGGATTTACATGTGGTTGGGACGAACATCCTGATAGAGATGAAACTTGGAAAATAGAAGAAATTGGACGTATTGGTGAAGAAAAGTTTAGACGTGAATACGGTTGCGAATTTCTAGTATATGATGAAACACTAATTAACAGTATTCATCTTGCACAGATGGAAGCATCTGATCCTTTAATGAATATGGGTCAAACACGCTGGTACGGCAAACCTACAGCAGATCAAAGTTATGCTGTAGCACTTGATCCTGCAATGGGAACAGGAGGAGACTATGCCGCAATACAAGTGTATGAATTACCTAGTTATAAACAAATAGCAGAATGGCGACATAATGAAACACCTATACCTGCACAAATTAGAATATTAAGAGATGTATGTACTCATATACAAGATAGTTGTAAAACCAACGGTAGTAATATATACTGGAGCGTAGAAAACAATAGCATTGGAGAAGCCGCACTTATTGTTATAAACGACTTTGGAGAAGAAAACATACCAGGACTATTTGTAAGTGAGCCACAGCGTAAAGGACATGTACGCAAATTCCGTAAAGGATTCAATACTACACATGGTACAAAAATTACTGCATGTAGTAGATTAAAAACTATGGTGGAAAATAATAAAATAACTATTAATAGTGGACCACTTATAACTGAATTAAAGAACTATGTAGCAACAGGAACAAGTTTCAAAGCAAAACCGGGAGCTAATGATGACTTGGTCAGTGCTACTTTACTGGCTCTGCGTATGATGGCTGTTATGCGAGACTGGGATCCACGCATATATAACACCTTTACACAAGCTGAAGGAGAGGAGCAATACGAACCGCCCATGCCTATATTTGTTAGCGGTTATTGATAAATATTAATATGAAAAACCTTGAGACTATTGCAGACGAACTTTTTAACAAAATCCGCGGCAGATTTCCTAATATTACAGTAGGAGATGACAAAGCCACTATTACTAATAAGCCAGGTGAAGCAAGATTTTTTGAATTTGACTTTGCTAAAGACAAAAAAGTTAGTATAAGTATAGATGAAGATGCGTTAACAGTTATGTATAGTCAGGATTTATTTTCAGAAGACGAAACAACGTTAAAAAGTAAATGGTTTGATTTATTGAAAGAACTAAGAGTGTTTGCTAAAAAGAGAATGCTTAATTTTGATACAAGAGATATAACAAAATCAAACTTAGACAAAAGAGATTACGAATATCTAAGCACGGAGAAACAAATGAGCGAATCAAAAATGTACGGTACTAGCAGAACTAGTTACCAAGATATTGGGTCAGCAAGATTAATTGTTAAACACGCTGGACCAGTAAATCATGAGAATGCGGCAGGGCGTACACAGAATGTACACAGCATTTATATTGAAAGTGAAAACGGCGAAAGATTTAAATATCCGCTAAGACATATGAATGGTGCAAGAGCAATGGCAATGCACGTATCAGAAGGCGGAAATGCATATGATGATTTTGGTAAGCACATTGTTGGCTTGTCAGAAGAAATGAATAAACTGCGTAAATTTAAGACATACATGAATCGCTCAAGTGTAATGGCTGAAGGTTTAGCAGGATACATGGACGTTGTAAATGAAAGATTAGCAACAGTAAAAAAGACATTTGAGTCTTTACAACGCAAAGCATATTATAAAGAAGCATTTGAGAACTTTGAAACAACCGTGCTAGAAGAAGTTCCAGAAGATGTTTCAAATTCTTGGATCGACGAACTTACAATTAAACAGTTCAACGAAGAACTTAAAGGTGTATTTCCTTACATATACAAACTTGTAAGTGAAGCAAATAAGGTACAAGAAGTTGATCTAGAAAAACTAGGTGAAGACATGGATGCACATTCAGCAGATATGGAAAAGCACTTGCCAATGATTTCTAAAATGAGAGCGGATTTAGTAGATAAAGGAATGGAACCAGAAGATGCTTTTGATCATGCATGTGAAAAATTGGGATTTGATCCTGATGATGTTGAGGAGTACATGGCAAAGAAAGATAAAGAAAAATATAATTACGAAGTTGTTGATCCACAAACAGCATATGCTGAAAAACTAGATGCAATCATTGCACAATCAAAACATGAACAAGGACCAGAGGAAAGACAAATGATGACAGCAGAAGAACAACAAGCTATATGGGAAAAGTTTAAACAGTGTGCGGCTGATGCGGCATCTAAAGGTGATAAAGAATTTATGTTTGCAGGTAAAAAGTATAAAACTACAATGAGCAAACTTAATGCAGAAAAGATTTTAGGCAAACGTACAGACGAACTGACAGCAGAAGATCAACAGTTGAAAGAAGCACTACCATTACTTGGATTATTAATACCAGCGGCAGGTGCGGCACTAAGAACAGTTGCTCCTAGAGTATTACCAGGAATGATGAAAGGTGCAAAAAACATATTAGGTTGGTCAGCTAAGAATCCAGTTAAAGCAGGAGTTGGCGCAGTAGCGGCGACTAATCCACAAGACACAATGGATTTAGCAAAAGGCGCGGCTGACGTTGTTGGTACTGGAGTTGATGCAGTAAAAGGAGCAGGCGAGCTTGTAGGTAAAGCAGACGATGCAATGCAAAAAGCAGGTGAAGTTATTAAGAATGCTGGTACTAAAGTAGCAAATACAGCAGACGAACTAAAAGATATGGCGGCAGGAGCATTAGATAACATTCCAAATTTGGACAAAGTAGTAGCAATGGGTAAACAGTATGCTCTACCAGCGGCCGCAGTAGTTGCATTATTGCTAGGTGGTTATAAAGTATTCCAAATGATGTTTGGAGATGACGAAAAAGCAAGAGAAAATGATACAGATGCTACAACAATCGATATTAGTCCAAAAGGAAACGGCGACGAATTGAAGCAAAAGAACGAGATTCCACTAGAAGAGTTCATTAAGAGTTATTATGATTATACAACTAATGGCTTTCCTAAGGGTGAAACAGCGGTCTTGACAGCAGTACAAAAGCAGTACGGTGAAGAGATGGTTGATGAAGCTCAGCAAGTAATGGCAACATTACTCAAAGGGCAAGAAGAAGAAATGGCTAGAATCCAGCAATTAGCAGGACTAAGATAGCCAATTTCAAAAAAAAGTCAAAAAAAGACTTGACTTTATAAATAGATTAGTGTATTATATAACAAGTAATGCACTATTTAGGCAGTACAACACAGCTATAAGGCAAAAATTAAAGGAGGCTTATATTATGGCAACACTAGCAGAAATCCGAGCAAAGCTCAAAGAACAAGAAGCAAATACTGGCGGCAATCGTTCGTCAGGCGGTGATAACGCAATTTTCCCATTTTGGAACATGCAAGAAGGACAGAGTTCAACTCTTAGATTCCTTCCAGACGGTGATGATACAAACACTTTCTTTTGGAAAGAACGTTTGATGATCAAACTTCCATTTGCAGGTATAAAAGGTGAAACAGACTCACGCCCTGTACAAGTACAAATTCCATGTATGGAAATGTACGGTCAAACATGTGATATTCTAAATGAAGTACGTGGTTGGTTTAAAGATCCAAGTCTTGAAGATATGGGTCGTAAATATTGGAAGAAACGTTCATATGTATTCCAAGGTTTTGTAACGGAAAATGCACTTAATGAAGATTCTACTCCAGAGAATCCAATTCGTAGATTTATTATTGGGCCACAGATTTTCCAAATTATCAAACAGGCACTTATGGATCCAGACATGGAAGAACTACCAACAGATTATACTGCTGGTGTAGACTTCCGTCTTAATAAAACAAGTAAAGGTGGATATGCAGACTATTCAACTTCTAATTGGGCACGTAGAGAGCGTCCATTAAACGATGTTGAAATGAAAGCGATTGAAACAAATGGCTTGTTTAACATGAGTGACTTCCTTCCAAAACAACCTTCAGAAGTTGAAGTAAAAGTTATGAAGGAAATGTTCGAAGCATCAGTTGATGGTGAAGCATACGACATGGACCGTTTTGGTCAATATTTCCGTCCTGCGGGAATGGCGGCAAGAACAGGTGATCCACAAGCAAAAGCAGGAACTCCTGCTCCAGCTACACCACCGGCGGCTCCAGCAACTCCAACACCGGCACCAGAAGCGGCACCTGCTCCAGTAGCAGAAACTGCTCCAGAGGCTCCGGCTACAGAGACACCTGCACCGTCAGGTAAAGCTGAAGACATTTTGTCAATGATTAGAGCACGTCAATCATAAAATAAACAGATTACGTAGGGGAGCAATCCCCTACTAGCTTTTAACAAGGAGAAACTATGGCTAAATCATTTGATGTTAGTAAGTTCCGAAAGGACCTAACAAAAAGTATAACAGGTATGAGTAGTGGCTTTAATGATCCTACAGATTGGATTAGCACAGGCTCATATGCACTAAATTATCTAGTATCAGGCGACTTTCACAAAGGTGTGCCACTAGGTAAAGTAACAGTGTTTGCAGGTGAATCAGGCGCAGGAAAGAGTTATTTCTGTGCAGGTAACATTGTAAAACACGCACAGGATCAAGGTATCTTTGTAGTTCTTATTGACTCAGAGAACGCACTTGATGAAACATGGCTACAAGCATTAGACGTTGATACAAGTGAAGATAAACTTCTTAAACTTAACATGTCAATGATTGATGATGTAGCAAAAACAATATCAACATTTATGGCAGACTACAAAGCAATGGCTGAAGAAGATCGTCCGAAAGTATTGTTTGTAGTTGACTCACTAGGTATGTTGCTTACACCTACTGATATGGATCAGTTCCAAAAAGGTGATATGAAAGGTGACATGGGTCGTAAGCCTAAGCAGTTGACAGCACTAGTACGTAACACAGTTAATATGATTGGTAGTTACAATGTAGGACTAGTATGTACTAACCACACTTATGCATCGCAGGATATGTTTGATCCAGATGATAAGATTAGTGGTGGTCAAGGTTTTATCTATGCTTCAAGTATTGTTGTAGCAATGAAAAAACTTAAATTAAAAGAAGACGAAGGCGGTAATAAGATATCAGAAGTACGTGGTATCAGAGCTGGATGTAAGGTAATGAAAACTAGATATGCTAAACCTTTTGAAGGTGTGCAAGTTAAGATTCCATATGAAACTGGAATGAATCCTTACAGTGGCCTTATTGAACTGTTTGAAAAGAAAGGCTTGTTAGAAAAACAAGGCAACAGACTAAAATATGTTGACTTGAAAGGTGAAGAACATCTTGATTATCGTAAGGCATGGATGGAACCTGACAAGATGAATATGATTATGTCAGAATACAACGAGAAAACTGCACCTGTGGTAAATACCCAAGATGACGAGCCGGTTGAAGAAGCGGTTGAATTAGTTACTAACGAACAGGAGTAAATGTTATGGATAGCAGTTTAGTTGTGGATATGTGGAACACGTTTAAAGATAGTATTGATAAGAAAACTATCGAGACTGTTGCAGAAACTTATGTAGATACATGTGCTGATTACGGAGCAGATGATCAAACATTTAGAGATGCATTAGGAAGTTGCGATGTTCTAGATCAAGCAATTAATTATTATCTAGATCTTGATGAAGAAGATCCGGATGATGAAGACGATTGGGAAGATTAAATGGGATATTACTCTGAAGTAGCTAGAGATATAAACAAAATACCCGAAGCAATTAAGTTCTTTGAAGATCAATTAATTGAAGCCAGAGGTGAAGTAAAACTGAAAGGCAACGTTGAACGTGCCGCGGCAGAAATGCCCGGCATTGTTGAACATAGGTTTAATCAACTCCAAGAAATCGAAGCTATTCTTAATTACCTAAATATTGAGCTACGCAGACTGCGTAGTTCATTTTTCAAAAAATATCTTGAAAATTATCAACGTGCTTTGTCTAGCAGAGATGTTGAGAAGTATGTTGACGGCGAAGCAGACGTAGTTGACTATGAAAAGATTATTAATGAGTTTGCACTACTACGTAACAAATGGCTAGGCTTGTTAAAAGGTCTTGATCAAAAACAATGGCAAATTACAAACGTTGTTAAATTAAGAGTTGCGGGTATGGAAGATGCCAGCTTATAAATTTCAAGTACCAGCTAATTCAAAAAGATTACGCGGACAACTTTTTATAGACTTATACAGAAACTACGATACAATAACAATTGAACGACCAGAAGATATTCAACTAGACAGATTTTTAGCATTTAGTCATCCTTTTGATGATTGGGTGTTTGATGCTATATCAAGAGATAGACGCATTAATTTTTTCCATATAGATAACGGTTACATAGGTAACCATAGACATAAGACTCCAGTGTATTATAGAATTAGTTATAATTCTTTACAAAATACAAAAGTACGTCCTGCTGTAGGTAAAAGCAGAATTGGACTTTTAGAAATGGACGATAAGTTATGGCAAGACTGGAATGAAGAAGGAGATTACAACCTTTTAGTGATGCCTAACAATAGTAATATCTTTAAATACTTAGGACAGGATTATCAAACATGGCGTACAGATACAGTAAGGCATTATGATGGTCAGTCACAAAGATTAGTTATTAGAGAAAAAGAAGGTAAACGTAGACAGCGTTTTCAAGAAATTTTGCCTATGATGAAAAATGCGAAAAAAGTTATTACGTATCATAGTATGGCAGTGGTTGAAGCATTATGTTTAGGTAAACCAATTGAAGTATTAGGACAAAGTGCAGTTGAACATTGGCAAGGACAGTTTGGATTTGATAGAACACCTATGCTTGAACATATTGCACACAGTCAGTTTAGTAGAAAAGAATACGAAAACGGTACTGCATGGAATATAACATTTAAGTATCAGGTAGAGAATAATGTATAATGAAATAGATGGCTGGCGTTCTATAAAGAACGACATATGTTTAAAAAGTGCAAAAAAACAAGGCAATGGAGATATAAACAATTATCAAAACATTGAACTTGTAACTGCAATGAGCTATTGTGCCAAATGGCGCACTGCTGTTGATGTCGGTGCTCATGTAGGTATTACTGCATATCAAATGAGCAGAAGTTTTGATCATGTACATGCATTTGAAATACATCCTAAAATTTATGAATGTATGGATTATAATTTGAAAAAACGTAATATTGAAAATGTAACAACATACCCTGTAGGTCTAGGTGCAAGAGAAGAATTTGTTTCAATAAAAACTACAAATAAAAGTTTTAGCACACATGTACACCCTAGTCAACGAGAAGGTGATATTCCGGTAAAGCCTTTAGACTTTTACAATTTAGAAAATGTAGATTTTATAAAAATTGATGCAGAAGGTTATGAACCTTTTGTAGCTCAAGGCGGATATAATACTATTGAAAGATGTAAGCCTATTATATTATACGAATGTAAAGATCATCCGCAACGTTATGGACTACATGCTGATAGTATTAGACAAATACTTGCTCCACTTGGTTATAGAATGATAAGAAAAATAGGCAGAGGTGAGAAAAATGCCATTATAGGATACAGACCAGGAATAGCAACAGATGTTTAGATTACCTCCATTACAAGGAGAATGTTCTCCTGCACATCAACAAGATGTAATATATTTTAGTTGTGACTACGACTATTTTTACAAACATGGATATGCACTTGCAAAAAGTATTTTTGGTACAATAGGTTGGATGCATGTACACGTTCATATTATTAATGAAGGTAATATTAATCATAATGTATTGAAAGAATTTACTAAACATAATAAATTTACATATACTTGGGAAGATGTAAACAAAGACTTCTATGTAAACTTACGCAAAGATAAACATAGAATGCGTGAGGGAATGAGTATATTTAAAACTGCTGACATAGATTATATTGCTAGACGTACATATCTTGCAAGTGTAAGATTTATGCGTCTTAATCAATTATTCAAAAATCAAGACACACACATATTACAAATTGATTGTGATAGTGTGCTTCGTAATGGCTTTCATCAATCGAAGTTTAGAGACTTGACAAAGTTTGTAGGAGTCATGCCAAAGCCAAAAGATCCATCAGTGTTTATTGCAAGTGCGTTAACATTAGGACTAGGACCTAATGGTATGCAATTTAGAGATTTGTTTGCAACAAGGCTTATTGAAGGTTTTGAAAAAGGGTGCTATTGGTATATAGATCAAGATGTGTTAAAAAACGTAGTGCGTGAATGGAAAGTTGATTTCAATCTGCCATATAATAATATTCCGTATAAATGGAATGCTTGGGGTATAAAGAAAGATGATATTTTTAGCACAGGCAAAGGCAATAAAAAGAATGATATAAAATATAAAGCCGCACAACTAAAATGGTTACCTAACGATTTGTATCACAAGACTTTAGAAGAGATAGCAAAGATAAAAGATGGAAAATAAAGGTTATATAATTTATTTGCCAGGATATCCTGATAGCGTAAGTATGGCTAACCGTGCATTAGAAACAGGTACAATGAGAAACTGGAATCTAGAATTATATGAAGGTGTAAATGGTAAAGACACAGGATTAATTGATTATAGAATAAAACCATACGAACACAAAAAGGCTAAAAGATTACTAGAAAGACCAGGAACACAAGGTTGTTTTCTTAGTCAATATCTACTGTGGCAAAAATGCCACACAACAAATACACCTATTTGTATTTTTGAACATGATGTTGTATTTCAAAAGCCAATGGGCGAATATATAGATTGTGATGTATATAAGTTTGAAGGATTTAATAAAGCAAAACCTATTCCACCAGGTAATTGGTATGAAGGTGCTAGAGCTTATCGTATAACACCCACAGGTGCAAAAAAGATATTAGACTGGGTACATACTCATGGTGCTATGCCAGCTGACTGGATGTTATGCGATGGAATAGTCAACATGGAATTTGATAAATTAAATAAAGTTACATACAAAACTAA